AAGCCGATGACATTCCAGTTCAAGTTCCATTTGGATGGGACAATGGTAGACATGTATGGGATGAAGAAAAAGCGCACAGGGCTGGCGCAAAACAAAGACCTTTCAAGGAGGAAGCATGACAAAAACATACGCACCTAAGACCAGACCTACGCTAGCCGAAGCACAAGAAATGATCGGAGGTTATGTGACCTTCATCGTGAATGAGCCAGACAAGCAAGTTCTATGTGATGAAGATGGGTTTGCCAAAGAGCTTGATATAAACCACGAAGCAACATTCGTAGCTAACACACAGGTATTTGGGAACGCTATAGTTCTTAGAGGTGATGCCATGTGGGTCGATGAGGAGGACGAGGATGAATAAACCCATTGTATTAATCGTAGTATCCAAGAGCCTAGCAATCGCTAGGTTTTTTTATGTTTAAAGAAAGTAAGGAGGATGTATGAATATTGCAGGATTAAGAAACGTAAGTGTCGGTGGCATTAACATAGCTGACTACCCTGACTTTGTTGATGCGTACATATGTTATGCAGAAGATGCAGGAGGTAATCCTCTGACTGACTATCAGTTAGAAACGTTGACCAATGACCATCAAGAATTTGTGCAGGAGATGGCACATGACGAAATAATGGGGAGAGTGTGATGAAAACATTCAAGATCAACGCTGAGATCTGGGTTCATGCAGAGAACAAAGAACATGCAAGTGAACTTTTATACTCAGAATGTGAGTGGTTTGTAGGTTTAGATAACAGCTTACTAGCAATACAAATCAACGAAGTTAGTGAAACCAATGATGATGAGGAGGATGTATGAACTTATATAGAGATATAAAAACTGGAGTGTTCTCAGGGACACAAGCTATTGCAAAGTCGATTGGGCCTTTTGTTCCTGTCGAAGTCCCTGTTGATAAGGCTGGGCTGATCGAATACCTAAACGACTCCCTACCCCCAGCTCCAAGCGGGCTGGAATCAGAACAGGAATTTACCCCCGAACCTAAACGTACTGTTGGTAATGGGCCAGTAGTAAGAAATGAGTATCACAGTAGTGATGATTACCCACCGAGTGACACCCTAGTGGGACGATGCAACATGGTGGAGTTGAAAGAGTTATCTACCATGATGAACGTGCTAATAAACAGAACATGGAACGACATGGATAGGCTGGAGGACAAATCATGAGGGAAGAAACGATCACTATCTATAAATACTTTGAGCTGTCGGACAAGGCTAAGGATAATGCCTATAGAAATTTCGTGAGCAATAATGAGCTTCACTTTGAAGAGGAAGGTATAGATGCCCTTATATCTTTTCTTAAATGGTCTGGCATAAGCATAACTAGATACGAGATAGGTGCCTATCAACATAGCTATATCAACACAGATATACCCGAAGATTGTCAGGAGGAGATTCGTACCATGCGAGTTGAGTGCCGCCTAAGAGGTCTTGATGAACACGATACAGAGGAAGCACTACTAGGAACGTTTGAACAAATAGAGATAGATATAAATCGTATGTCACCAAGCTACCCAAGAGAGAACATAAAGTTCTGGGGTGACGGATCTTGGGATGAAAGCATCATTCATTATTGGGATGAATACTTAAAAGAAAATCCTCTAGATAACATCGGTGCGTTTCATGCTGTGGTTGATGGAACACTATCTCAAATGGTAGCCGACTTGGAGTATCAAGACTCGTTGGAATACTTCGAGGAGGTTGAGCAGGATTATGAGAATGAGTATGAAGAAGACGGGACTATACACTAAGTTCGTAAAATGATTCTGAAATGGACGCCGTTCCGGGGCTGCACTGGAGTGAAACTCCAGGGCCAACCTTATCGTACGTTTAGTAATGGTGTTCTTTTTGTCCATCTTTCCTGAATAATACGATACAACATCTAGTCCTGTTTAGAGATCTTCAAGTTTTTTCTTCCGCTTCTTTTGGAAATAAAAGCATTGCGTTATCTATGGATTCATCCATCATGTCAGCATCACTATCCCACACACCATCCCCCAAATAAATAAATATGTGATCAATAACACCAACCCTATTCGGCTCATCACTATTATCCAAATCAACATCTCTACAGCCGTTGTTTTGAGTGTCCCTCAAATAGCGATAACGAGCAGCGTCCTTCTCAAGTTTCTTTCTTAGTGATACTGTCATTTGTCCTACCTCTAGAAATTCTTACCTACACCTTTGTCTTCACTCAGCCTTAGATTTGAAGATGATGGGTCTGATTGATTTTGAATAGCGGAAAAGAAACCACTAAGCCAGCACTTACCTCTCTCTATTAGAGTGTAGTATGTTCTCTTGCTAACCAGTAGTTCTTTTGATTTCTGTGTTGACGTACCTGTTCGACAGTACTGTAAAACAATAGCATCAACCGCCACTGGGTCTACCTTAGATAGCTTTGTGATCGCACGATTAACAGTCTCAGCCCTGTAATCTCTCTTCATTAAGGGAGGTGCTGTGGACTTAGACGAACTGCCCGTTGATATATCCCCATCAGCCATGCGTCCTAAAATAGTTTTAGTGGGGAACCCTAGCCCACCATCACAATCCCTTCCTACCCACTCACTCCAATTAGATAGCAGTGCTTCTACTTCTAAGTTAGTCATGCTTCACCCCACTGATTGAAACTAATCCTGTCTCTACCCACCTACGCCAAGTGCGAACCATAGCCCTCCGAGAATAAAACCACCTATCTTCTTGAGTCATTTTATATCCATCAAAGTGTGCATGACAATCACTACATGCAAAGCATGCGCTAAAGTCATCGGTCTTCATCCCCATACTTCCACCTTCTGTATTGATATGAGCAAGTACAGTTGTCTCAGTATTAGAATTACACACGTCAACAATCCGCATCGTACACACCTCATCCCTAGCAGACTTGCGTAACTTATTAATCTTCATGCCCATTGGACTTCCTCTTAGCTTAGTACGTGACCAATCTCACTGGCACAAAAGGCCTCTATCTGTAGAAGATAAGTTGAGAACTCAGGCGGTGATAACTTTGTTGTTGATATGGGTACAAGATCCACACTACTGCCCATCTTTATTTCAACCATTGGCAAAAACTTCTTCCCAAATATCGAATGGATCTCTGTCTTGTCATACCCTGTCTCTTCCGACAACTCACCAACCCAACGCCAGTAAGTTCTGTTCTGAGTTTCTGTTCTTGATTTCTTCTTAGTTTGTACGATCACCTCCCAAGTAACCTTCCCTCCTATGTCTAGTGAGTGAATAAAATCTATAGCGTTAGCCTTTACTGCCCTGTCAATAACTACGAACTTAGAACCCTTCATAGCGTCTTGGCCAACAGGTCTTGCCAACGATCTGACTTACTCTTATCAACCACTATCTCTTCCCTTACGAAGGAGCAAAACATTTCTGGACTCATACTAATCGTGTACTGGTAGTCATCTTCCCAACCACTACCCATGCTTATTAAATGATTGCCTGACACCACAACTACCCAAGGCCGCCTTGACTGCTTCCAAAACAAAACAGGATGCCGTGATGCCTTGTTTGCTTCATCAACAGTTTGCGCCCACCACCCCTTGATTAGAGAGGGAGTAGCCTCCTTATAGTTCTTCACCTCAATCGCCCAATGTGGGAGGCCTAGTATATCCATCCCCCCATCGTGACATTGATCGAGAAGATTGCGCTTGAATACATAACCATCTCCCAGTAGATCTTTCAGCATGGTGACTACTTCCCTCTCCCCTCGCTTCCCTTTCTCTCTACTCATCTTACTCATTGATTACTCCAAGATTTTTAAAAAGGTTCATCGGTATATGTACAACAGGTTCAATGTCGGCTGTGTCTCTTGTTGCTTTAGTCCGTCCACCCCAACGGATGTTAATACTGTCCTCAACTGAGTACAGATAGCGGAACACCGCGTCCTTAAAAGAAACAACAAAGATAAATGGCAGCCCACTTTTTTCATGCAGATCAATACCAGCATTCCATTTGCTAAGTGATAACATTACTGTGTCATACTGATTCGATTTGTGAGTGCGGCACTTAACTTCAACCCACCCTGCCGCTTGTCCTGCACTAGTCACCATGAAATCAAGCCTGTAAGAAATGGGAAGCTTACGAAAGTCTGTCCCCCATTTGCTGACACAATGATTAATACAAGCTGACTCCCTATCAAGATCTTCTCTACTCTCGTAAAGCTTTCGGCTCATTTTTTCTTCCTCGGCCTACCTCGTTCATCAACATCATCAAAGGTACGTTCTATGAACAAGGGGACGTATTCATCTGAATCATCCACCCCCACTTCAATGTCACCTTCTTTTGCATAAAGAACTTTGCACTGTCCAAAGGCAGCGGTAAGGCTGTCGTATGCCTTAGTGAACTCAGGCATCTCTCTTCGATTTCTTTCCTTTGTTGTCTCTGCCATCAGAACTGTGTCCCTCTTGGCTGAATCTGATTGTCTTTAAACACTGTCGGTATTTCTTTATGAGCCTTGTCCAAGTCTGAATACATTCCTGTCACTCCGTTGTATGCAAGCTCGGCCATACCAGTACTCCCCACCTCTTTGAACCTGACTTTCTGCACATGCAGTTCAACAATCTGACTGTCTTCATTGAAGTCTCGCCAGACAGTCAGCGCGTTATCTGCCTTGTTTCTCCAGTGAGCACTGCCACTTACGTCATAAGGTGTAGGGATTGGGTAGTTACCATCTTTGTCCTTGTACATCTTTGAAGGGTGAGCCACGATCCATAAGTGAACTTTGTTATTGCGTGCAAAGTTTCTAAACTCAGACAATGCTTTGGATATATATTCTGTTTCAGATACCCCTGCTGGTTTTGAATGTTCGATTTCATTCCAAGGATCAATGACAATGCCTTGCACGCCTCTGCGTTTCACTTGCACACGCATGAGCCTTAGTACTTCTTTCACAGTAGGAGCCTCTGGCATGACAAAAGAGAAGTAATGGTTCAGCCATTTCTTTGAATCTTTATAACCATCCTGAGAGATACGATGCTGATGCTTTATCTGAATCGACTTGCCTGATTTCTTCTCAATCAAACCTGCCATGTGCCTTTCAACAGGCTGGTTCTCAGGTGAGCATATGCAAAAGCGCCATTGATGTTCCCTTGCAAGATTCACCATGAGTGCGTCTAAGAAATTAGATTTACCATGTCCGGGCATACCAGTGATGAGAGTCCATTCTCCTGTTCTGACTGTGTAATGTTTGTCTACCGCTTTCCAACCTGTTGATAGACCCCTCTCAAATCCTTCGTTATATAAGCGGTCTAGTTTGTCCACCACGTCAGCGACTTCAAAGATCCCTGCCACGGGGAAGTCCAATGCCCCATTGATTAATTCAACAAGCATGGGCTTTCCGTACATGACCAGAGACTCATTGGCATCTTTGCAATCCTCTGGCCATACGACACGCGCACACCTTTCAACACCAAGCCTGCGGCTCATTTCATCTTCAAGCCGCTTACCAGCCGCATCACCATCAACTGCCAAGACAAACCTTTTTACTTTGTCGAGTACTTCATCCCCAAGAAAATCAAAC